CGTATCCTTATTGCGAATATAAGTGTGAATTACATCTATATTTCTTACGTCATTAAGGTCTCCGGCAAAGTATCCAGTGTTAATTACATCTCCACCGGAAGGTAAAGCGTACCGGGTTACTGTTTTGATAGGAGATCCGTCACCGAAGTCCCAGTCTATTCTATCTATTGGAAATGATCCAGGTTTGCAGTTTCTTGGAGTGAGTTGAACAGTGAGTGGGGAATTACCAACAACTGCTGAAACACTATGCATACCTGCTTCAGGGAGAATTTCTTTTACATCAACTATAAACTGCTTTATAACAGTTTGTTCTATAGTTTCTGTGGTTGTTAGAAAATTGGCATCAGTAACAGAGCAAATAGTATCGTTTGCTTCAAATGCCCATTTTTTCTGAAAATTTTGATCTACCTCTGTATCAGACCACTTAACCGGGTTCGTTCTCCCAGTACCCAAATCATACCAAGACCAGGCTTTACAATATTTTTGAAAACAGGCCTCCTCATTATCCCACCACTTCTCTTTTGCAGCTCCACAAGCTACCTCGTCCCAGGTAGTAGCGTTAAGATTAGCTGCAGAGGTTACTACATTAAGCAAGCCTAGTTCGTCCCAAAACCATCTTATACCGTATTTGCCTCTACAGAGAAGGGAATTGCCGGTTTGATCTAAATCTGCTCGACCTTTTGACTGTACATGTCGAAGAGACACAGTGTAGATGCCGGGCATTATATAGGTGTGCTGTACTAGAGAGGCACAAGAAAGAGAGATAGAATTATTGGTATCGTGATAATAATCTCCAAAATTCCAGGTATAATCAACAAAATCAAACCCGCTATCAGAAACAGAATTATTACCGAAAATAACGTTAAGGGCAGGTGCATACCCAGAAACTGAAGAGACAGTGGAATAAGCGGTTCGAGTAGTAGCTATTGTTTCTAGAGGGGTGCCAAGATCCCAGGTATAATTTTCCGGAACAGTTTCAGCACATAAAACAAAGAAATCAGTAAACATTTGATTAGACTATATCGTCTAATTATTTAAGCTTAGTATTTTATGCAGTAAAGAAGAGCTATGTTTACAGGGCGGGTTTCTATACCATTATTGTCCGGAAAATTCGCATTACTTGTTTGACCATCAGCATTTAAGGTTCTAAGTGCACCGGCGCCACCATTATGAGAGTATACATTTGAATTTACTGCTAAACTATAAGTGTGAGCGTGATCCTTAAACATATCATTTTGAATATTACCTAATACTCTAGAAGCAGATAAAGGATCTCTAGAGGTTGTAGAAAGGTTTGTAGTAAGACCTCTTATAAATTGTCCTTGAAGGTTTGGTAACTGCCCTGTAGTACCATAAGTTGTTCCAAGTAAGCTTCTTAGAGTTTGTAGTAATGCAGCATCAACCCCCTGTAATGTCCCGGATGTAGGAATGATTGTTCCATCACAAGCTAGCCAACCTGTAGGTACAATAGTTATAGCAAAAGGCAGTACAACACCAGCAGGGCATACCCCGGTACCTATTATATTACCAGTAGCTTGTATGTTGCCAGCAGCATTAACAGCTGGGGCACTTATCCCGGTTGTTCCTGAAATTTGTGTTGCCATATATATTATTTATTAAACTACCGTCCAGGTTGAGCCATCGGGCACTGTTACGGTAATTCCGTCATTAATTGTTACAGGGCCGGCTGTCATAGCGTTTTTACCAGAGGTGATAGTATAAGCTGTAGTCACTACCTGATCGTTTTCGTAGAAGACTCTATCAGTGCCTCCACCTGTAGCTCCTCGAATCTTAGCATTCGGGTCAATTTTTGCTTCAGTAACGGCACCGTCTTGGATAGCTGAAGTTTGAATAACGCCAGTACCTAAATGGATTCCATTAATAGAGCCAGGGATAATAGAAGCTTGAAAGTTTCTATTAGTAGGGTTAAAAGTTAAATCTATAGTACTAGAATCTACTACTATAGGGTAAATATTTTCTAGACGGACTTTAAGAGGTGCTGAGCCGTCAGTTGGCTGTACCACTAATTGATCGGTCTCACCTGGTGCCGTAACCTCTGCTAAAGAGTTAATTTTATTTGTAGAGAAGGTACTAGCTTTAACTAAGTTATCGAGTGTGACTTTTTTAGTTATGCTGGTATTTACGACCGGTAGAATATCCGTTACGTTCGGGGAAACTACCTCAACTAACTGGGTGATTTTTCTATCGGCCATATACTTTATTTATTCAATTATTCTGTCTTCGTCTTCCTGTAACAAGAAGCCGTTATCTCCTGATAGCTCGTAACCTTCTGTGTATAGGTAGTATATGGTTAATATTTCCGTGTAGTCTACATCAATAATGAGAGAGTAGAAGGTAGGTCCCACAGAGTTGGTAACTTTAAAGAGAGCGTTGTACGTAGTTGTAGCAAAAGGAGGTGTACCGGTGAAGAGACCGGTAGGGGAGAGGGTTATCCAGGAGGGTACGTCTACGGATTCAAAGACAACTGGTCCATTTTCTGCTATACATTGAAAATTAAGAGCATTTTCATACTCAATATTTGTTATATCTAACGATACTCTTAGTGTTTGATTAATAACAGGGGGATCGAGAGGTGTTGTAGCTGGAGTTGGAGCGTAAACTGTTAAAGTGTTTATAGATTTTGTAGATAAGTCGTTTATTTTAAACTCTATAACTATATTTTGATTTTCATTATTTTTACCTAGTACTGTTAACAGGTACTCTTTTTTGAGTGCATTGTGAGATAATACTGGTGGCTCTATAGAGGTTATGTTAAGAGAGGAGAGAGTATTAATTGCAGTAATATCTTCTTGAGTGACAGGAAAGATTTTAGTGAGATTTTGATTATTAAGATTTAGTAGATAGAGTTCAGGAGTTAAAATAAAGTTTTGTATCCCGCAGACGGACTGAGCTACTGCTTTCTCTTCCGGAAAGAACCAAGTTTCTCCGGCTTTAGCAAAATTATAAGAAACTAAGTTAGTGTCGGCAAATTCTCGATCAAGATTTGCAGATACAGGCATAGCAAGAGACAGATAACGAGCTTCGTCAGCTACACTAAAAATATCATCTAGATTATAATCATAGTTAACTTTTTCAAAAATTACTGCTCCGGAAGTCTCAACAAGTAGAGTATCAAAGAATAAATCTATTTTGCGAACCCCGTTGCCGGTTAATTCATTGACGAGAGAGGTGTTTGCGTACGTATCAAAAACCCCTGAAAGACTAGCATAGGCTGGAGAGACGTATTGAGAGTTTTTACGAGTCCAAATTTCTCCGTCTGTATTTTTACGGTTATAGATCGGTACACCAGATAGGTTCTTATATAGTCCGTACTGGTTACCAAATACATCAGTGACCCAGTTATCAATTTGTAGACCGGCCTGTTTTAGTACTTGAGAGTTAGCCCAAGATTCAACGTCAATTTCTCCAGTAAATGTTGTAGGTTTGTTCTGCAAATCGCCCCATTCAGAATCCTCTTTGCCAGTCCAGGGAGACTGTCGAGAGGTAGGAGTTAGAAGACCGACGCGAAGTCTAGGGTTTGACTCGTAACCGGATTGATACGGTAAAAATTTTTGATATTTTTTAAATATAGACTTCTTGATAGTGCCGGCAATCGGTCCAGCTACGGTAGGTTCTTTTAGCCATATATTATTTTCAGTAATATTTTCATACGGTGAGAGCTGGTCTTGCTTAGTAAGACCTCTTCCATCAGGACGCTTATTTGCGTCTTCAAAGTATTGAAGAATAGCTTTAGATGAGATATCAAGAGTAGCTGTGTAGTCTTGATCTATGTAAAGTGTAGTACCGATATTACTTGGGGTAAAGAATCCACCAATGTCTGATGTACTATAAAGTTCGTCAAAAGCCGGGAACATAGCCACCGTAGGGTAGAACTGGTTAGGTAGATTAGCCCAGGGCTGACGAGCCTCAATAGCTAAAGTCGCTGAAACATCTCCAAACACTGTTTCAGGTATTTCTGGAACAGCTGTTATATTCCAAACAAAAGAGTTTAACGCATTGTAGTAGACCTCCACAGGTTCATTATCTACAAAACTTTGAAAAGTTAGATTTGAAGTAGCTGTTGTTGGAGTAACTATAAGGTCATTTTTATAATTTGTTAGCTGATCTTGTAAATTTGAAGCACCGGTAGTATTTACTTCTAATGTACACCATTCATCTTTATCAACGGTTACTGTCAAGTCAAGAGGTTGATTCCAGGTTAGGTCGACGGGGTTATTTCTGGTATATTCTACATGATTGCCTGTTTCTAAAACAATATCAGAAATTTCTGGTTGGGTTATTAGATTATATTCATCCAAAAATCTAATAGGTGTACCCCAGGCTTCAATACCTCTAAAGTCGGTATTTTGATCTTTTTGTATATATGTTTTAGCCCAGAAGGGTCTTGCACCTGCATTTTCAATTTTAGAAAACTGGTTTTGAATACCCAGATTGTAATCCCAGCCCTTTAGAGGGGTGGTTAAGACGTATCCGGGTGCTGGAGTGTTGTAACTTGTGAGAGATGGTACTAGTTCGGTGTTGGGTATGGCGGTTACTGCAGGTATATTAGTAAAAATAAATAGCCCGGTGTTTTGGTAGGAGAGAGTTGTGCCGGTTTGTATGGTTTGAGGGGGTAGAACAGCAGCAGACACCGCGGTAACTGAAAAGCTATAAATCCCGGTCGAGGAGGGAGTTATAATAACGCTCGGTGTGTTGCGATATACTTGTAGAGGAGAATTTGGAGCTGAAACAGACCATTGAAGAACAGATACAAGGTTGCTAGAGTTTAGAGCTGGGTATTGAGGTCTAGAGGGGTTAGCAGCGTTAAGTGCTCCTGGGTTAGTGTATATAGCTGTGGGGTAGCTTAGAACAAACTGTTTTAGTTCCCCTATCGAGATATAGTCAAAACTTGTCCAGATAGATCCTCTATTTTCTGATATATCTATATCCTGTATGGTGGAGCCAGAAAGACTATAAGTTACGTTTTGTGCCCTACGATAGAGTAAGAGATCTCCTGGAGTTACGACCATCTGAGAAGGTGTATTAGCGCTCTGCCATTCGTTATTCTCGTCTTTGTAAGCACGTACCCATAACTGATTTGTTGAATTGTACGGGTAACGAACTACAAGACTTGGCAGTACAACATCTTCTCTACCAGTATTAGTAATAGCAGCCCGGTAATAGACGTAGGCTTTTCCATTTTGCAGATAAAAACTATTACCAGCGCTTAAATTACCAGAAAACCATCTACCATCACCCCATCCAAAGTTATTATTTGTTTTGTACCAACAGAAGGCAGAGCTTTCAGTATAAGAAGTACCTGATGAGTCTCTCCAGGCTTCTAAATCCAGATTACCTGGTGAAAAATTATCTTCTATAATAAAGTCTGCAAATCTGTTATTATCAGCATACTGATTACCGGGGTGACCGAAGGGTGTAAAATTAACCTGCCTACAATTACAAAGACCGAAATCCTTATAAGTGACTCCAGGAGTATTAACAAATTTACAATCTGGTTGATGTTGAATAGTCTTAAATACAGTCTCAACATCAGTATTGTCATTACCTGACCAGATAAACTTAACATATTCACCAGGTGCTGCTAAAATCTGCAATGCGCCCTGGCGAGTAGTAATAAGTTTAGTTTCCGGGTAGTTTATAGTTTCACCTGACAGCCAGCAACCCTCAAGAGCTAAGTCAGGATTATCTTGATAGTTGGTAAGTTTATATATTACATCAGAGCTAGATAGAGCTTGTCCTGCTATGGCCTTTGAAAAATCTATAGCTGATACCGGTAGAGGTTGACAGACCTGAGAAATATTCTTGGGGTAATAGGTAGGAAAATCATTTACCGGATCAATCTTTTCATACGGCCAAACAATGACATTATCTCCTGAGAGTTGTATAGAGATGTCTGTATTGTTCATGCGGTACAGCCAAGCCTCGTTAACTTCTCCGGAATAAGCGGAATCGGTGTAATTAGGGGGTGTTGTCCATACTCTTATTTTGTCAGATCTATTATAATCTCTATTAGGATATGCTTTATTGTCAACAAGAGTGGTGTCATTTATGAGTAAAGGGGTAGAGGCTGTAAGATTAATAGAGCTTGACCAGTAAATGTTTTCAATGCCTTCTCTTATTTCATCACTCAAAAAGAAAAATCTAGGGTCTGTTGATAAATCAAAACCTGTCCACTGTATATCTTCAGCTGAAAGACCAAAACCCGGAAAAGGGAAACGAAAAGCGGTCTTTGTGTCCGATTCTAATGTTGCCTGCATAGTAACAGACTTAAAGTCGTATAAATTGTTTCTAAACCAAGCACCTTCAACCCCACGAGCTGTTTTAATAAAAACAGTATCTGCTAGCTCAATACTTGATCCCGCTGTAGCGTTAGTGGAAAGACCGCTTTCGTTTATAGGGGTAGCTTTGTAGCGAGGGTTTGTTTTAGCTTTGGTTCTGTAAGTACCCGAAGGCCAGAATAGAAAATTATTGCCAGTCTCAAGGGATACGTTAAGAAAGTCTTGACGAGCGCTTACTGAAGGAGTCTGAGCGACGTATTTGTCTTGTCCGAGGTATTTTTCTGACAACCTCTGACTGAGTTCGGTCAAATCGCCGCCGCTAAGGCTTATATAATCGGCTGATAACGGAAAGACTCCTAATTTGTATATCCACTCTGTAGAAGATATAGCTAAACCTCTTGTAGTAAGAAAATTTTGTAGTTCAGCGCTATTAACATTATAATAGGCGGAAACAGGCATTGTAGGAGATCTATCAAAATATGTCTTAGTATCATACAATTCTTCTATTTGTACTGTTATAGAGTCTTTAACCGCACTCAACTCGGGTACATTTCTCCATACCGTAGCGGGAATAGAAATTGAAGAATTAGGTTTCTGTGTATAATTTGTTAAAAGAAATTTTTGTATTTGTTGTACTATACCGGAGTTAGCACCGACTTGGTTATATTTGAGACGAGATTCTTTAATCGCCTCTCTTAGTTGAAGATAATAAAGTGCTATATCTTTAAGCTTTTTTGCAAAATAAGGGATAGATAATAGAAGCTCTTTTTCGTTATTTATATTAACCTTATTATACCAATTTTCAGCTTCTTCTTTAGAAAAGAAAAGCTGTAACTGTTTAAGAAGGGTTAGGTAATTAAGTTTTAGCTGTAAGTTAAAATCTGTTACTTCAAGAGATTTATCTTTATACCAGTTAACAAGATACTCATTATACTGCTTAAACTCTTCTCCTGGTATTACTCCTTGGTAGGCATTATACCAGTCTCTGAAAGAAAAAGGAACGTCTTTATCGCTCTTTGCTGAAGAGACAAATAAAGGTCTAGCATATCTTCTTAAGCTCTGTTGATTGCCGATACTCACTATAGATTATTTAAGAAACAAATTCTTAGTTAACAAATATCTAAACGCGGATTCTATGGCTCCGCCCTCGCCGTACCATTCCTCTAAAGTAGAAGCAGTAGGAGACTGTGTCGTAAGTACTGAATCCCAATCAATAAGGTTTTCTATATACTTGCCAGTATATGCTGGCTCAAAGCGATAGAACAAGTAGTTAACTGTCACAGGTTCCACTAACCCGTAACCACCAAACTGATAAGCCGGGTAAATAAGCTCTCCAGTAGACAGAGGGGGCACACTCAAGAGACTTAATGAGGAATCAAACTTACTTTTAAGTATAATTTTAGTACCTGCCGTTAGTAGGTCGGTTTGGGTGTTGTATGGTTGACCTACACTTTGAGTGAGTAGAGGTACTTCGTCTTTTATGCCCCATAGTTTAGCGCGAGGAACAGAGGCTATATCCAGCATATTTTTAATATCGGCAGGGTAAACAGCTGCATAATCAGACGCAGCTACTGCTGTTTCCTCAGCAAGAGATAACAGCTGATCAATATTACAGGTATCAATGTCGGAATGATTTAATACGAAGTTAGCAATCTTTTGATAGACTACTTGACCCATGTCTTCGTTAGCCGAGAGACTTCCAGTTCCAACAGTAGCTGGGAAAAACTTATCAAAAAGTACAGTATTTGAATTTAAAATCTCTGGTAGCGCTAATGACTTATAATAACCAGCAGTATTAAAAGATTCGTTAACTCTTCTAATCTGATGTTTATCTACAAATTCTGCTATTTCAAAAGGTGTAGATATACCAGATATAGCTACAGCAGATATAGCTTGCGGATTAGCGTATTTTTGGTACCATCTATTACCGGTCCAGTCTCCAGTAGCTTGGGCGGAACGATAATAGAAATCACCAGATTCTGTATAAGTGTTGCCTGTGTTTTCATCAATATAATAACCAATTGTAGAGTCAGGTATAATTTTAAAATTACGAATAGGGGCCTGATTAAAGTCAGGTGTAGCGGATATAACCCATGCAAAGTTCTGCATACTATCTAGTACCCATACTCTGTCGTATACATCTACAGCTAAGCCTCCTAGTTCTTCATCTTCCTCGTTTTCATAAACATCAAATTCTTCTGGATCAGCTAAAACACTGGACGGAGGATCAAAGATCGTAAACCCCCCGGTAAGTTCAAGAGTCCAAGAACAGAGTGTGTTGGTAGTGGTATTATAGTAACCGATACGTCTTAGACTATGAGTAAACCATAGATTATTATTGCGATCTAGCGCTAGATATCCAGGACGACTCATTCCGGTTACGGTTCTAAGAACCTGGGAACTATTAGTGTCATACAATTGTAGACTGCCTGATAGCGCGGTATAAGTATAGCTTGACCCGTGAAAATTAGCCACCCATACGTTGTTTTGTGAATTTATTGCAAGGTTTATAGGTATGGCATAGTTTCCGATAGATATTTGAGAAAGTTGATTGCCGGACTGATCGTATTTTATGACCATACTGCAGAGAGGGTTTGCGTATGTAACCCAGCAGTTATTGTCTTTATCTGTTTCTACCACGGGTGGTTTTAAAAAGAATTCATCTGTATAGGGATCAACTGTTTCCCCACCTGTGATTGTATCATATCTTGTAGTTTCCCCGAAGCGGGACGCTTGATAATCTATACCTGTTGGGTTATTTACCCAGGCTCTTTTTGGCCAACTTATATTCTGAGGAGCTGTACTGAACAACAGGTTCAAATCAGGGTCAAATTTTAAAACAGAAACAGAGTTAAAAAGAGATACCCAAATATTATAATTTTTATCAAGAGAGACATAAGCTGGTGTATAAGCTGCAGTATTGTCTATTGTGTCAAATATTGAGTATTGTACGACGGAAATAGGTATGTTGATGGGTAGCGGAGTATTAAAAGTTAAAGACCGGTTTTCAGTGTTGTGAGTGTAGCTTTCTGGGTTCTGTAGTACCCCGCCTATACTGACAATAAAGCTTGATTGATCGTCAGGACGGTAATCGTTACTGCCAGTTAGGGGTATTGCAGTTACTGAGTTGTTAAAGGTATTAGTCCAAATAGCAGGAGGTAGAATTTCGGGATTATATAGTATGTGTACAGTTGAGTTGATAGGTACTACTGCGTCAAGGGTAACTGTTTTAAAATCGTCGCTAATTGAATACGTGTCAGGTCTTTGGACTACCCCGTCCACACTTACTATATAGTAGCCTGGGTTAGTAGATAGGGATGGGTTGCCAGTAAGAGTAAAGGATGATATTGAAGGTGTTGATGTAAACGTCCAGTATTGCAGAGCGGAGATATATTTGTCAGGTAGAGTGGGGTTAAAGAGTTGTATGACATCGAAATCCATATCTTCAGGGGGATAGGCATCTTCATTTTCTGGTGTCAAGGGGTTGGTAAAGACGTTGACCCGGATAAGGCCTTCGTAAGGAGATATCTGTATAGCACCGGTAGGTTGTACAGCCCCTCCCACTGATACTATGTAGTTAGCAGGGTTCGGGGAAAGAGGTACCGGTTTGTAGAAGGCGTATCTAGTTGAAGAGAGCTCTTTAGCAGGTGTCTTCCAGGTCCAAAATTCATACATTTTCTTTTTAGGGTCGTAGTCTCCAATACTTGAAAGTTCAAATGTTTTTAAAAGCTCTCCGGTATTAGCAAATCTATAGATTCTATCTAATTCAGCGTCTGCAGCAATAAGATCGTAATTTCGAGGATCTATTGCTACCCCGTAAATGCCTGAAAAACCAGATAGTGTGTAGTTAAAGGTGTTTGGAGTAGATAGAGCAGGTACTTGTACCTCTTTGATAATGCCATCGGTAAGTATACCGTTATCTTTAAAAAAGTTAATAGTGTTACAATTACCGGGGTCCGGTACCAGAGTAATTTTATTGAGGGTATTTTGAGAAGGGTTTGATACCCAGACAGAAGTATTTGGTGCATATCCGTACGGGTAAGGGAATTCATTGGTGTTGTATGTATAGTTAGTAAAAGCAGTTGTTTGAGCTGTTATAGTGGTGCTGGAAATGGCAGATTGACTTGTAAGAGTGGTAAAAACATAACCACCTGTTTCAAAGCCGTTTACGTCAGTGGTTTGAAAATATAGGGGTTGCTCGTCAACAGTATATTCATTAGCGCTTAAAT